GCAGTCACATCCCCAGTAAACCTACCTGTACCAGTTACATCTAGTTTGTATGCTGGAGATGTTGTACCAATACCTACGTTACCATCAGATGAAATTCTTACTCTTTCTAACGCTGTGCTGCTATTAGGTGAAGTAAATAAAGCCATTCCAGTTGCATTAGAACTTGCTGATTCAGCAACCGCCCCTATCTTAACTTGCTTACCATATTCTGTTGAAAACCCATTATTAACGCTAATTGTAGTTACGTCATTGATATTTGTTGAAAATCCTTTAAACATCGCTATATTAGCATTGTTAGAACTATTTTGTACGTGTATTCTTGATTGAGGTGTTATTGTACCAATACCTACATTACCGTTCTCTAATATTGTCTGTTTAACAGTTCCACCTTGAAACATTCTTAAAGCCCCAGAAAAGTTATCAAATTGCCAACTATTATGTCCAAGAGAAAATAATGATAATGAGCCTCCATCAGCTAAACCATTATCAATAGTCATCGAATTTTTTGAAGTTATTGCTCCAGTTGTTATAAAATTACCTGCTGTATCAAGAGTTGCTTGACCCGTAGTACTAGCATCACCAACTGGTCTGAAATACATAATGTTATTCTGTGATGAAATAATAGTTGAAGAACCGTTATTTCTTAATATACTAGCATTATTACCATTGACGATTGTTGATGCATCACTAGCTAATTGTATATTACCTTCTGCTCTTAATGCTCCTGTAAACCTACAAGTACCACTTACATCTAGTTTGTAAGTATCATTTGTGTTACCAATACTTACGTTTCCAGTAGCAGTAATTCTCATTCTTTCGGCTTCAGTAGTACCACCATTTGTATAGAATGTCATATTATGAGCTGCTCCAAAAGTGTTAAAGTCAGAAACTCTAATAGATGCTTTTACATTGGCTCCTGCTCCTGATGTATCTGAACCATAAAACTCTAACGCACCTAATTCTTCACCAACTGTCCAAGTTCCATTTTTGGTACTTGTTATTCTAATTGTAGCACCAGTACTACCAGCAACTTCTAAAAGTTCATTAGGTGATGCAGTACCGATACCTATATTACCTCCTTTAAATGTCATATAATCAAAAGAACCGTAAGATTCTCTTTGACCCATAGTTGATATTGCAACATTCCCAACATTGCGACCAGCTCTCACGAACCAGCCCCTCGAATTCATACCAACATTAATCTGAGCTCCTGTATTATCAGCATCTGTTCCTGATTTAAAATTAGCTATAGTTGTAAAAGCACCAGGTCCGCTTGGGTTTTCTACTTCAAATAAATAATCAGGTGTACTAGTTCCAATACCGACATTACCGTTCTCTAATATTGTCTGTTTAACAGTTCCACCTTGAAACATTCTTAAAGCCCCAGAAAAGTTATCAAATTCCCAACTATTATATCCAAGAGAACGTAATGATAATGAGCCTCCATCGGCTAAACCATTATCAATAGTCATCGAATTATTTGAAGTTATTGCTCCAGTTGCTATGAAGTTACCAGATGGTTCAAGAGTTGCTTGACCAACTGGTGAAACATCATTATTAGGTCTGAAAAATAAAGTTCCACCCCCAACTTGGTTTTGAGATATGATAGTAGCTCCACTATTATTGTCTCTTATAATAGTTCTTGTATCACTATTTCCAATATAAAATTTATTTGCTAAATTTCTTATTTCACCAGTTGCTATGAAGTTACCAGATGGCATATTAAATGTAAACTTGGTTGATGAATCCCTTTTAAATACTATATTAGGGTCTCCTGTACTAATATAAGTAGTAATACCAAAATCCCCCCCAGAAAAACTTCTTAAATCAACATTTGGAGTATTACCAAATTGAAGCCTAATATCATTATTGAATATTAAATTTCCTGATGTTTTCGTATCAGCCACATCACTTCTTAAAAAACTAGAACCTTGTACACCATCTAACAAATCGGCATTAAGATTAGGTACTACTGTTGTACTAGCAACTGTAAATGGTGCAGTACCTGTTGTTTGTGTAGATATTAATCTTGTACCTTGTAGTGTACCAGTTGCTGTGAAGTTACTAGCATAAACTGGGGTATAAGTACTATCCTCTCCATCAATAAAATGATGTCCTGTTGGATACCCTCCGTGAATCATAGCGTTTATACCGTGAGAATATGTATTTGTAAAATCATTTTCGATAAAAGAAAATCCGTCAAAATCAGTATCAAAAACTATACGTTTGTTGGAATCTAAAAGTAAGTTGGTTTGTGAATAGATATTACCAGTTGAGATTATTTCTCCATTTATGGTTAAAACACCTGTAAATGTATCTGTTGTATCTAATAAGTAACTACCACTAGAAACAAACGCACCACTACCTAACTCCCTTGTCCCAACAATTCCAGAACTATCAATCACTAAAGCGGTAGCTTCAGAACCTTGATTTGATAAACCAGTTAATGTTGCACCAGAAGCAGCTACTTTACCAGTCATTAATGTATTTCCAGATACATGTAATTTTTCAGTTGGACCTGTAGTGCCTATACCAACGTTGCTACTTCCCCCACTAATATAAATTGGTGAATCGGTTAAATTACTTGAAGCATCAAATACTGGCACGTAGTTAGGTGTGCCACTAAATGATATGTTAGCATCAGTTACCCCCGTTAAATATGTATTTGAATCTAATGTACCATCACCTTTTACAAATTGTAATTCTGTTCCACCAATTGTTACAAATGCGGCTGATGTAGTGTTTCCACTAACGTTTAAAAAATTCTGTACCGTAGAACCAGATTTAGAAATAAATCCGTTACGTATAATAAATTCGTTTGCCATAGTTTAATCCTTCTTCCAACTATCCAAAGGTATTACTAATAAATATCTCAAATAATATTTAAATTCCTCTTAATAGTGTTTTAATTATCCAATTATCTGTAGTTACACTAGCTACTAATCTTAAATCGTTACCTGAAATATTAACTGTAAATACCACGCCTGAAGTATCACCTAAATCAGCTGTTGAAGTATCTGTATAAGTTACTGAAGTGCCATCATGTACAGCCATAACAATACCAGCCCTTAAATTACTATCTTTTTTAACAACATAATCAAAGAATACAGCGTCATAAGTCAATTTAGAAACTGTAGCCACAACTTCAGTTGCCGCAGAAAGAACATCAAGATTTTCTTGATAATCTAATAATGCGTCAGATACGTTGAAAGTCGTACCAGTAACAGGCCCTGTTAAAGTACCGCCAGATAAGAATAAATAATTATCAAATTCTGGGTGAGTATGACCAGTTAAACTATATCTACCATCTAAATCATAAACAACGGTACCACCTGAAAGTCTTGTAAGTGTTACTTCACCATTTGCTGGATTAAATGAACCTGAAGTAACGTAATCATTATTATTTGTAATACCTGAAGTCGGTGAATAATAGGTATTTAGATAATCTTTAGTTATTATTATTTTAGAATCACCAGTTAGTATAATATCATTACTTAAGCTAGGTGCTGTTATAGTACCATTTTTTAAAATAGTAAAAGCGTCACTTTTAACACCAAAAGCAACCCCATTACCAACATTAAAAACCCTATCAGTAGCCGCCCAAGCAATAGTACTAGTTGGTATATATACTGTAGATGCAATACCTATTGAGAATTCACCATAAGAATAAGCATCATTATCAACGCCTAAACAAGCTGAACTATCACCGTTAGAATTATTAAGTTGACCACCTAAAGTTGATGAATAAGCCCCATTAGCTGTACCACCATCACCAGCACAAAATGAAGTAGTACCAGCCGCTATAGAGTCATCACCAATTGCAAATGATTCTTCACCACTAGCTACAGTACTAAAACCAAATGCTGATGATGCATTCCCAGAAGCTAAATTTTTTCTATTTGCGACAAAGGTGTATTGATTGTTAGCTGTATTTTGATAACCACAAACAAACCCTCTAGATGCAGCTAAATCAAGTGTATTATCAGAACCAAAAACAGTACCTCTATCAGATAATACTATATTATTTTCTCCAGCCGCAAAACTAAAATCACCAACAGCCCCTCTAGTTGTAGATGTTGAAGTACTTCTACTAAAATCTACAGCATCTAATCCTATATCACCAAAGTTACTCGAATTTCTACTAATTAATCTCCAACCAATTCCATTCCCTTCATCAATAGCTTCAAGACCAGTAGGTGCAGTAAATCCCGTTATTAGTAGATATCTACCATCAAGGTCTACATTAACGGTACCACCTGAAACTCTTGTAAGTGTTAAATTACCGTTTGTTACGTTAAATGTACCACCAGTTACATAATCATCCGTATTTCCAGTTTCAGTATAACCAGTTAAATAACCAACATCATTAGTGAAAAAACTTACATTAGTTGGAAAATCTGTTACTTCAGAAACCGTATGGGTATGACCAGTATTGGTTAGTCCAGAAAGGTCATGGGTATGCCCAGTTAATGAATAACGATTATCTAAATTTGTTGTAACAGTTCCACCACTTAATCTAGTAAGAGTTAAGACACCATTTGTTGTGTTAAATGACCCAGAAGTTACATAATCATCCGTTGGATTATAATCTGAAGATAATAAGTATCTATTATCAATATCAACATTAAATGTTCCACCACTTGTGTTTGTAAATTCAATAATTCCATTTCCAGTATTGAATGTTGCGCCTGATACAAAGATATTTGTATCCGTATAAGCCGTTAAATAACCGACATCATTTGTGAAATATGATACATTTATTGGGAAATCAGTTATTTCACTTACCGTATGAGTATGACCTGTATTTGTTAACTCACTAAAGTCATGGGTATGACCACTTAATGAATACCTATCATCTAAATCAACTGTTACGGTTCCACCAGATAATCTAGTTAAAGTTAATACACCAGTACCAATATCAAACCCAGCTGAATTTACATAATCGTCAACTACTACATAATCAGTAATATCACTAATTGTATGAGTGTGACCAGTTAATGAATAAGTGTTGCTTAAATCTATGTTGAATGTTCCACCACTTGTATTTGTGAATTCTAATATTTCAGAGTTAAAAGTACCACCACTTACAAAGATATTTGTATCGTTATCTGTATATGCTGAGATTGGTAAATATCTACCATCAAGGTTAACAGATACCGTTCCACCACTTTGCAATGTAGACTCAAATAATCCAGTTGAAGTGTTAAATGTATGTGTAGTTAAATAATCATTTGTATCTGTGAATCCAGTTATATAACCAACACTATTTGTAAATGCACTTAAATCAGTTGGAAAATCTGTTATTTCAGATACCGTATGAGTATGACCTGTATTGGTTATTTCGCTAAAATCATGCGTATGACCTGTATTAGTTAAAGTACTAAAATCATGAGTATGCCCTGTTAATGAATACCTCCCATCTAAATCATATACAACAGTTCCACCGCTTACTCTAGTAAGGGTTACTTCACCGTTAGTTGTGTTGAAAGAACCACTTGTTACATAATCATCAGTATTCCCAGTTTCAGTATACCCAGTTAGGTATCTACCATCAAGATTTTCAATTATTGTATTTCCACTTAACGTTGAAAGAGTTAAATCACCAGTCCCAGCATTAAACGTAGCACTAGTTACGTAATCATCATTATCTGTATATCCAGTTAAATACCTTCCATCTAAATCGATATTAAAGGTTCCACCTGAAGTATTGGTAAATTCTAACACACCATCACCCGTATTGAATGTGGCTCCGCTTACAAATATATTATCGTTTGTATCAGTAAATCCAGTTATGTAACCTGGTCCGTTAGTAAATCCACTTAAATCAGTTGGGAAATCTGTTATGTCTGCAACAACGTGAGTATGACCAGTTAATGAATATCTACCATCTAAATTAGTTGTAATAGTATTACCTGAATTACTATTTAAATCTAAATCACCAGTTGACGTATCAAATGTTGCACCAGTAATAGTCTCACCAGCTCCACCACCACTATTATCTGTGAAATTAGCTGTTATTGTATTACCGTCCCTTTGTGTAAGAGTTAATGTTTTAGTTGCAAGTCCAGTGAAAGTAGCACCAGTTATTATGTCGTTATAAGCTGAGTTCCAGTTGGTTGTATCACCTGAAGTAAACCCTAAATTAGTAACAACAGTATCACCTGAAAGTCTTGTTAACGTCAAATCACCAGTCGATTGATTTAATGAAGCTGTAGTAACATAATCATCAACCACCACATAATCAGTTATATCACTAATCGTATGAGTATGGCCTGTTAACGCATACGTATTACTTAAATCTATATTGAATGTTCCACCTGAAGTGTTGGTGAATTCTAATAATTCAGAACTGAATGTACCACCTGATACAAATATATTTGTATCTGTATATGCAGTTAAATACCCAACATCATTTGTGAAATAGCTGATAACAATTGGAAAATCTGTTATTTCAGATACAGTGTGTGTGTGTCCACTTAATGAATATCTATCGTCCAAATCAACCGTAACTGTTCCACCACTTATTCTAGTTAGGGTTAATACCCCAGTACTAATATCAAATCCAGCGGATGACACATAATCATCAGAAAGACCAACATGTGTATGACCAGTTAATGAATACCTATTATCTAAATTTGTTACAACAGTTCCACCTGAAACTCTTGTTAATGTTAAATTACCAGTTGAAATATCAAATACCCCACTAGTTACATAATCATTTGTGTCTGTGAATCCTGTGATATAACCTACGTCATTGGTGAAGTATGAAATATTTGTTGGAAAATCGGTAATATTACTAACAGTATGAGTATGCCCTGTTAATGTATATGTGTTGCTTAAATCTATATTAAATGTGCCACCTGATGTATTTGTGAATTCTAATATTTCAGAATTAAAAGTTCCACCACTAACGAATATATTTGTATCCGTATAGGCCGTTAAATACCCAACATCATTTGTGAAGTATGAGACAACACTTGGAAAATCAGTTATTTCAGATACAGTATGAGTATGGCCAGTAAGACTATATCTACCATCTAAATTGTATACTACTGTCCCACCTGAAACTCTTGTAAGGGTTACTTCACCATTTGCTGGGTTGAATGAACCAGATGTAATATAATCATTATTATCTGTATAACCAGTTAAATATTGAGGGTGTGTATGACCACTTAATGAATACCTATCATCCAAATCAACTGTTACAGTTCCACCAGATAATCTAGTTAAAGTTAATACGCCAGTACCAATATCAAATCCAGCAGATGATACATAATCATTATCATTCGTATCAGTGAATCCAGTTATGTAACCAACACTATTTGTGAATGCTGATAAATCAGTTGGAAAATCGGTGATATCAGATACCGTATGTGTATGACCTGAACTAAATGCGTATCTACCATCAAGGTTAACTGAAACAGTACCACCAGATTGTAATGTGGATTCAAATAATCCAGTACTTGTGTTAAAGGTATGGGTTGTTAAATAATTATCCGTATTTGTATAAGCCGTTAAATAACCAACATCATTTGTGAAAAATGAAACGTTGGTTGGGAAATCAGTTATTTCACTAATAACATGAGTATGACCTGTGTTTGTTAAACCACTAAAATCGTGGGTGTGTCCAGTTAATGAGTATCTACCATCTAAATTGGTTGGGATTGTACTACCTGAATTAGTTGTAAGGATTAAATCACCGTTAGTTGTATTAAACGTTATACCAGTAATAGTCTCACCAGCTCCACCACCAGTTAAATCAACAAAAGAGGTTGTTATAGTAACACCATTTCTTTGCGTAAGAGTTAATGTTTTATTACTAGTTCCAGTTACAGTAACACCAGTTATTATATTGTTATAAGCTGAATCCCAATTAGTTGTATCACCTGAAGTAATACCAATATTAGCAGTAAATGTACCACCTGAAAGTCTTTCAAATGTAATTAACCCAGTAGATGAATCATAAGTACTTCCAGTTACATAGTCATCACCAGTTGTTGCAGATAACGGTAGATATCTACCATCAAGATTAGTTGTTATGGTTTCACCTGATGTATTTATTAAGAGTAAATCACCAGTTGATGCGCTAAAAGTTGCACCAGAAATATAATTATCATTTGTTACAGCACTGAATTCAACTTCATAAATATCGCCAAATTCATCTCTAGTTAATACAGTTGTAACACCAGTTAAAGAATCTGGTTTATCGGCTAAAATTAAACGTTTGGTCCTAGTAACACCTAAAACGTCAACCCATATAGCTCTACCAGTAAAATCAGCTGAAGCACCACTTAAAATAGCAACATTACTTGAATAAGTTTCACCAGTCCATTCATTAACACCTGTTTCAGTTATCGCTGTAACTATAAGGTCATAAGTAGAACCTGTATAACCACTATAGATATTATTACCATCGACAATAGTAGGACCAACACCCTCAAAACCTCTTGCAGTTTGGGTATCACCTGATGTTAAGTTAGTAATAGCATATAAACTTGATGCTGCGGGAATCATACTAGAGTCGCCAAACCAAAAAATAGTTGTACTTGAATTTCCTGAGAAAGTCGAAGTAATATTAACTAAAGTTCCAGTTTGATAAACTGTTGATTCATTGACACCACCCAAATCATTAACATCAAGACCGAACTCTGTTGTTCCAGAAAGTTTAGTATTCGTTAATTGGAATTGCTTTATTTGTCTATTATCTGAGTAATCTAATTTGGTTACAAAAGACATAAATATACGTTTGTATATAAATATTAACCTTTTCGGTTATATTTATATAAAAATGAATATATGCAAACTTTAAAGAAAAAAGATATCAAAAACTATAAGGTAAACCTTAAAGAAGGTGGGTATGATAATTCTGAAAGATTGGGTGATGATTATCAAGAAGCGATTGAAGAATTTTTAAGTCCAATATTAAAAAAGTTAAATCCTATTCAAGGTGAAAATGTTGTTATGAAGATATATGACGCTATGTATCCAGAAATGGATGTGTTATCAAATATCCCAAATCAAGTTGAGGAATTCATTAAAATAAATTACCCAAAACTTTATAGTCGCCCAGAACTTAATGGTGGTGTTGAAGAAGGTAATTTAGATGAATTTGTAAATGCACTTGGAGCCCCCATTTCTGGTGATGAAAAGAATGTTAATAATACTGAAATAAAAACAGCACCACAAGCAACATCAGATGAATTCAATACAGTAGCAATTCAACCTAACAGATATTTATATAATGTGAATAGTGTTGGCCCTCGTGTTATGGGTGTTACCGCTGAAGAATTTGATAGATTAGCTAAAGAAAAAGCTATATCATTATTAGAAGGATTAGATTCTGATTATAATGATAACGCAATAATTGATGGTAAAGAATTACCAGCTAGTGTTGACCGTGGTATTAATAATTTAGTTAATAGTATTAATATGAATGGGTTAAGTGATAAACCTGAAACAATAGATATGATAATAAACTCTATAATAAATAAATTAAAACCGAATGCCTAATAGTAGTTTACAAGATAAGTACTTTAACGTACCTGATAAAGTCTTTAATAAAGTTAATCAAGCTCTTAAAATGGTTATTACAAATGATGACCATGCTAAGGGGGTTAAAAGAGCTAAAGATATTGTATCAGATAGAAAAGTTTCTTATGCTCAAATGAAAAGATTAAAAAACTACTTTGATAGTTATGAAGGTGATGGTTCAGATAGTGAGTATAAACTTATTGGTGGTAAAATAACTAGGTTATGGGTTGATAAAACATTAGGTTCAAATAGAGATAGTATCAAACAATCTAAGAAGGCTAAAATGGATGCTGGGTTAGAAAACCAATTCATTCGAACACATGAAAAGGATAACGATAACGCAAACCCAACGAATCCAGATAGTGGAATGATTGATATCACCAAAGGTAAAGTATCAGATAAGATATTAAGAGGTGATGAAATATATAAATCAAGTGACAGGAAAACTGAAGCTTATAATAAAGAAATAGAATCTATTAAATATTTAATAGAGTATATGAATAGAAAATAAAAAACAATTAATTATGGCATCTAACAAATTAGAAGAAGCTGCAATTGCAGCAAGACAACAATTATTAACAAACAACACGTTTAATAATTTCGACATTAGTCACAATTACTCAGCTATACATACTAGAGCTAAGAGTGATGATATTACACCAATTCATGGTAAAGGTACTGGCGTACAATTTGACAGTGCTAATGGTGGTGGGTATTATGATATCTATGGAGTACCTAGTGCTGCGGGGTCTGGTAGGATTGGTAACACTATTATTAATCAATTTAATAGTGATAACACTTACAAGCATCCAGATACAACTGGTAACGTAGGGCAAGTAACTATTGAATAAATTTTTAAATGAAGCTTTACAATTTATATAAAGAGGTTATATTAGAAGGAACTGATATAAAAACCATCCAAGATGTAATAAATAACAATCGTGCGGTTAATATTAGTTATGAAGATAACAGTATAGATAGTAATAGTGGGCCTAGGTATTGTCAAATTTTGGCAATGGGTAAAACATCTAAAGGTAATAACGCAGTTAGGGTTTATCAAATATCTGGGCCAAATTTAAAAAGGGATAAAAACGGTAAAATAATTCGTTGGAAAACATTTTTAACTAATAAAATGACAATAACCCCCACTAACTTTACGTTTTATGCACCACCTGATGAGTTATATAACGCTTTAGGTGATAAAACACTTAACATACCAAATAATGATGGTATGGCTAATATGGCTATATTTAGTGATAAAAATTTAGATAAATATAGACAAAGACATGCTAACTGGCAAAGTAATTTAGATACTAAAAAAACTAATGAGCCACTAGTTAGAAATAGAGCTGATAATGAAGAAAAGCCTCAACCTAATTATCCAACAGCTAAAGATTACCAATATAGTAATTTATATAGCGATAAAGTAGCGGATGAAAAAGGTAACCGAGTTAGTAACCAAGTTAATAACCAAGTTAATAACCAAGATACTGACCAAGAGGAAATAGAAAATATAAAGAATTAAAAAATGGACGTAAGTAAAGAAAGATTAGAAGCAATGCTTGGTGGGGCCAAAGCTGTAATGGATAAAGTTAATAATACGAACTTTAAAGTTGACCATACAATAATAAATGAAACATTAACGGGTAATGTTGATTTATTAGAAGCGTTGCCAGATGGCGCAACACCTCATACAAACCCAGCTAGACAAATCAGTAATACATATCAAAATTTAGAAAAAAGTAAAATGCCTGAAGCAATAAAAAGAGCTATGGTAGAAAACCCAATACCTAAATTTGAAATGGCTAGTGGTGGTGGGCCAACATTTTCTTTAGATGATGTTAAGAAATTAGTTAGACCACAAATAGCACCACAAGCTCAATATGTACAACCTACACAAACTCAAGTTTCTCAAATTAATGAAACTACAATCGTAAATTCAAAAGGTCAAATGTTAATTACAATGACTGAAGCTGAGTTAGATAAAAAGATTCAAGATAAATTATTAGATTTTATGGCTACTACCTTTACCAAAAATTTAACTGAAACTACAATTAAAAGGACTATTACCACTCTTATCAAAGAAGGTAAGATAAAAGTTACACCAAAATCAACTAAATAATATAAAAAACCCACTTTAAGTGGGTTTTTTTATTTACTTATTCTTTTTATTTCCTTATACTTGTTTAAGTGAATTTTAGAATGAGTAAAAAAATAAAAATCTTAGTTGTCCCAAGTGACAGAACAGGTGTATCATACTTAAACTTTTTATAAATTTTTCCATATTTATTAATAAATAATTTATGGAATCAAATGAAAAATATAAACACTTCAAATTTAATGTTGATAACCAGAAATGGTATTCTTTTTACAAATGCCATTTATGTAAAAATAAAATATTAGTTGAAGCCTCAAAAGAATATTATTTAGCTAGAAATTTAAAAAAGAAAGGTATATGTAAAAAATGTTCATTAAAAAAACAAAAAGGTGTTGGTAACCCATTTTATAATAAAACCCATACTGAAGAAACTAAAAACAAGATAAGTAAATCAAAAATAGGGGTTTCCACCAGTAATCACATGTCTAAACCAAAATATAGAAAAATGTTTAGTGATATGAAAAAAAAATTATGGGCAAGTGGTGAAATGGAAGGTGTTAGGGTTAAAATGAGTAAGTTGATGAAAGAAAGGATAATGAATGGTGAATTAAAAAGTTATAATAGGTCTAAAGCTGAAGATGAAATAATAAATAAATTAAGTGAAGTAGGTATTAATTGTGAACCTAATTATAGAATAGGAAGTAAAATTTTTGATATTTACGTCCCACAATTTAATTTATTAATAGAGTATAATGGTGATTATTGGCATTGTAACCCAAAAAAATATAATGCTGAGTATTGGCATAAGAAAAAAAGTAAAACAGCCAAAGAAATTTGGTTATGTGATAATAAAAAGCTTTACTTAGCGAAAAAAAATGGTTATAATAGTAAAGTTATTTGGGAAAGTGATTATAAAAGAAACCCAGAACTAATAAACGAAATAATAAAATATTATGAAAACAAACAAAATTGATACCCCAGTAGGTCAAAAAATGAAGATACTTGTAGTCCCTTCAGACCGTACTGGGGTAAGTTGAGCTATTTTCGTTCAACCAAGCCAAACTTACATTTAGAAAAATTATATCCAGATGAATTTCATGTGGATATTGAATATGAGCCAAAATTACATGATGACGATTGGTTAAAACAATACGACCTAATTCATTATCATAGAGCTTTGGGTAATTATGACCAAATGGAAGGATTATTAGAAAAATTAAAATCATTAGGAATCCCTACAGTTATGGATTTAGATGATTATTGGTTACCAGATATGACTCACCCAGCATATCATATTATAAAAAATAATGATTTGGATAAAAAAATCCTTAATAATTTAAAAATTGCTGAGAATATTATAACAACAACAGAAATTTTTGCAAATGAAATTAAAAAACATAACAAGAATGTTGTAGTCTTACCAAATGCTATTGACCCAACAGAAAAACAATACACTTCAAACCCAGAACCTTCTGATAAAATCAGAATTGGTTGGTTAGGTGGGAGTTGTATGACTCCAGATACCGAAATTTTAACTGATGGTGGTTGGAAACGATTTGATGAGTTAGATAAGACTGAAAAAGTAGTAACATTAAACCCAGAAACTAATTATTTGGAATATCATAAACCAAGTGGGTATATATGTGAACCATTCGATGGTGAATTAAATTGTGCTAAAAATGGGTTAATTGAGTATGAAGTTACACCAAACCATAATATGTACGCATCAGAAGCTAAGAATTTAACTCATAAAAAATTGAATTTAGGGTTAGTACAATCAGAAAAAATATATGGTAAAAATTTTCATGTTAGAAAAAATGCTAATTGGATTGGTAATGAGGTAGAATATTTTATATTACCTAATTTAGCTAGTTATACTGAATTAAAGTTCGAATTTGAAGAAGCTTATAATGAAAATTTTATAAAAGGACATAAAAAAAATAAGTATGGGGTTGATTTATATGAAAAATATGGGACTGATACTATGATAGAAATGAATGATTGGTTAGAGTTTTTCGGCTTTTGGATGGCTGAAGGTTGGACTAGTAAAAGTAAGGGTTTACATCAAGTAGGTATTGCTCAATCTAAAGATAATCATTATTTGGAGCATATGTTTAATTTGTTAACTAAAATGGGATTTAACCCAAAATACACTAAAGATAAAAAACAATTGAGAGTCTTTGATAAACAATTATGGAATTATTTATCTGATTTTGGTACCGCTACAGAAAAATTTATACCTAAAGAAATATTAAATTTGTCATCTAGGCAATTAAAGATATTTTTAGAATGGTTTATTAATGGTGATGGTCATATTGAAAATAACAAATATGGTAGAACTAGAGCTTTTACCTCTTCATCAGCGTTAGCCAATGATTTACAAGAAATGGCATTAAAATTAGGTATTTCAGCCACCATTACTAATCGAGGTAAAAGAACGTCTATGATTAAAGGCCGTAAAATCACTAACCAATTTGATTCATTAGTTGTTAATTTTACAAAACACCCTAGTGTTAGTAAACATAATAAAAATACCCCTTTAATTAAAACAGATGACCAATATAAAAAATATTATAAAGGAAATGTTTATTGCGTTGAAGTTCAAAATCATATAATATATATTAGACGAAATGGTAAAGCATTTTGGATTGGGAATAGTCATTTAGCAGATTTAAAATTATTAAATCAATTAGTTTCTAAATTAAAAGGTGACGGGTTATTAGATAAAATACAATTTGTGTTATGTGGGTTTGATACTAGAGGTAAGGTTAATTCAATTAACAAAGATACAGGTGAACAAACTCAAAGAGATATATTACCACACGAAACAGTTTGGTGTGAATATGAAAAAATATTCACCAATGATTATACGACAATTTCAAAAGAATATAAAGAGCATTTATTGAGATATGTGACTGAAGAATTCCCTAGCATTATGCAAGAGCCGTACAGAAGAGTTTGGACAAAACCAATCACCAATTATGCGACCAATTATAATTTATTTGATATTTCATTAGCACCGTTGACTGAACATACCTTCAATAAAGTTAAAAGTCAATTAAAGGTAATTGAAAGCGGTTTCCATAAAAAGGCGTTAATCGCTCAAAATTATGGTCCTTATACAATTGATATTCAAAATGCATTTCAAAAAGGTGGTGAAATTGATTTAACTAAAAATGGTTTATTGGTTGATTCTCATAGGAATCATAAACAATGGTATCAATACCTTAAAAAATTGATACAAAACCCTGAGATGATAAAAATACTTGGGGATAATTTATATAATACTGTGGCTGAAACCTACTCAATGGATAAAGTTACAGAAAATCGTGCTAAATATTACAAAAAACTTGTTTTTGGCACTGAAAAGTAGTATAATTGCGTTATGAATATTTTAAGTAAAAATGAATATAAAAACAATTAAAAGTGTATTATCAAAGATATCAATTTATATAATTAGGATATTATATTCGTTGGTAAATAAAGATTTTGTTAGACCTATGGAACTAACAAGAGAAGAAGCGTTGTATTCATTCTTAGAAGAAAATAAAAAAAGACTTCAGTACTTAATGTACCAGAAAAATAAGTCTTCCATCACAGATATTAAAACAATAAAAGAAGCGGAGAAGTATAATGAAGAATTGAAGGGAGCCTTAGATTTATATGGTAATCGATATAACTACCGTAGACCACTTTGGATTAGTGCTAGGATGAAAAAATTTCTAAAAAATGATGAATCGGATAAAATAGAGGCTTATAAAAAACATAAGACAGATATAAAAGAATTGGATGAAGCATTTCAAAAACTTCAAGAACGACTTAGAAATAAAAAAATAAAAACAGAGGTATAAAATGGAACTAACAAAAGAAAAAATCGTAAAGAATACCAAAAGGTATTTGGAAGCAGCGAGAAAACATGGTGCTATGACAGAAGAATTGGAAAATCTTTTAGGTGAAGATTTAATAAAAGCACCAGAATCTAGCTTTGAGCATTTAAACAATGCATTTGAGGGTGGTTTAATTGACCACACACTTAGAGTTATGAAACATGCATATAAAATAAATGAAAATAATTTAACCGATGGGCTAAAAATAAAAGAAGATTCATTATTTAAAGTGGTTTTATTACATGGAATTGGTAAAGTAAAATTATACATTCCAGAAAAAGACGCATGGCAAAGAGAAAAAAGAGGTAAGTTCTACGATTTCAATAATGATTTAGTCTCAATGAAAGTTGGTGAGCGTTCAGCTTATTATGCTTTGAGTTGTGGTATTAAATTAACTGATGAAGAATTTGCGGCTATCGTTAATTATGATAAAGTTGATGATGTACAATCAGAATGGTACAATTCTACGTTAGGTGACGTTTTAAAAATCGCCATTAAATTAGCCATAATAGAAGAAAAATTTTTAGCTAAGTAAGTCGGTGTAATAGATTTAACCCATATTTTCAATAAAACCATTTTCGTTATATTTATATTCATATTAAAGGTAAAAAATTATGGAAATAGAATGTAAAATATGTGGTAAACTATTTAAAAGATATGGGAAGCAAATTAAAAACGCTCATACTTGTAGTATTGAGTGTTCAGCAAATTTTAGGAAAAGTAAACCTAATACGACCTGTACTCAATGTGGTGTAGGGTTTCATTTAAAAGAGTCTTCTAAGAAAAGATATAAAAGAAGTCAAGGTTATTTCTGTTCAACTAAATGTGTTGCTAATTTTAGAAAAAAAGAATATTTAGGTGAGAATAACCCAAATTTTAGGGAAAACGTAACAACTGACGGTGGTTATAAATTAGATTATTTACCTAAATTTGGTAGAATAAAGTTACACCATAAAATTGTATTTGAAACGTTAAATATTAATAAATTACCAGAAGGGTATATTACCCACCATAGAGATTGTAATATTAATAATAACGACCCAAATAATTTAGTATTAATAACACCATCTGACCATAGATGGTTACATAAACAATTTGGTAACGCAACATTATGGGCGTATTATAATGGTAGAGTGACTTTAGATGAATTAATAGTGTGGTCAAATAATAAAAAAAAAACAGAGAAGTTATTACCTCTTAATATACTAAAACAAAAAAATGAATTTTAAAGAATTAAATATAAAAGTGATTGATTGGGCTAAAGATAAAACTATTTTTGATAAAGCCACACCAATTAGCCAACACACAAAAACTCTAGAAGAAGTTGGTGAATTAACCATGGCATTAAATGCTCAAGAAAGGGGTAATCTTGAATTTACTTGTCCTAAAGGTAATTTAAAAAACACTGAACATGAGATTAAAGATGCAATAGGTGATATATTAGTAACACTAATAATTCAAACTGAAATACAAGGTTTAACAATAGAAGATTGTTTAGAGTCAGCTTATAATGTAATTTCAAAAAGAACTGGTAAAATGGTTGATGGAATTTTTGTGAAAGATAACGATTAATAAATAAATATAAATTATGATAAGTATTGTTTGTTCTTCACCGCATGATTTGACGGATTATGGTAAGGGTATAAAAAAAATGGCGGGGCACCCTAAAGTAGAATTTTTAGCTTATAAAAATGAAGGTGAATTTTCATTAACTGAAATATATAATAAAGGTTTAAACGATTCTAAATTTGATGTTGTGGTTTTCTTACACCACGATATAGAAATTCAAACCAAGCAATTTGCTAAAAAATTATTAAAGCATTATGATAATTCTGATTATGGTATTTTAGGTGTTGCTGGTACAAAATACTTAGCTGATACTGGTAGATGGTGGGAAGATAGGAAAACTATGTATGGGCGTGTTTGGCACACTCATCAGGGTAAAAAAACATTATCAAGTTATAGCGAAGACCAAAATAATCATATTGAAGAAGCGGTTGTTGTTGATGGTGTATTTTTTTCAGTAATGAAATCTAGGCTTAAACATAATTTTGATGAATCTGTTGAAGGTTTTCATTTTTATGATATTGATTTTTGTTTTAGGAATTATTTAGATGGGGTTAAGATTGGAGTTCACACAAATATTTCAATCAACCATATGTCAATTGGTGAAACCAATGACCAATGGGAAGTTAATAGAGGTCTTTTTGCTGAGAAATATAAAGAGGATTTACCAATAAAGATTAGTAGAGAGTTTAAAGATGACCATAAATTCAGAATCTTATTAGCTTCAATAACAATGGAGCTTGCATTTGATTTAGCCAAACTATTACAAGATGATGGTCATTTTGTTACTGTAACCTCACAATTTGATGCAGAAGCATTTAAATTATATAAAGCGGATAAAATTGATTTTTTCCCTTTAGACACTCCTAGAGGTTTTATTAAAGGTGATGGTAAATTCGAAATGAAGACACCTAACGGAAATGTAAAATCAGAAGAAGGTAAATTATATAAATTTAAACCTTTAAATTATGATATTGTTCATACTGTGGGGCCATCTGAACCAATTGAAGCAGTTTTACCTAAATTTTTTCCAGAAATAACCTATACTAAGATAGACCCTGAAATTAAATTAGAAGATTACGTGGGAAAATATAAAAAAATATTAGCGTGATAAAAATAATATCAGGTTGGAGTGAAAAAGGTGGTTCTACATTTGCATTTGTTAGATTAACAAACGCTTTAAATGAAGCTGGTTATGAAACAACATTCTATGGGCCACACGATTGGCATTTAGATAAGTGTAAAGCTGATAAACTAAATAAATTCAGACCATCTAAAGATGATGTTGTTATTGCACATTTTTTACAATTACCTAATAAATTAGATGTAAAAAAAACAATTTTATGTTGTCATGAAAAGAATATATTTGAAGTTGCTAAAGTGAAAAAATATTGGGATACTGCCGTATTTTTAAATAAGAAACAACAAATGTATCATAGTGGATATTATGGTAAATATGAAATTATCCCTAACCTAAAAGAAGTTTTAGCGAAAAAAGAAAAATCACCTGAAGTTGAAAAGGTTGCTGGGATAATAGGTTCAATTGATGAGAATAAACAAACCCACACTTCAATACAAAGAGCTTTAAGTGAGGGTTATGAAAAAGTAATTTTATTTGGTACTGTAAATGATAGTCCATATTATAATAACTACGTAAAACCATTGGTAAGTGAGGATGTAATTGAATATGGTTTTATTGGTGATAAACAAGGGATGTACGATATGGTAGGTGCTGTATTTATGTCATCAAAAAGTGAAGTGGCGTCTTTGGTTAAAGATGAGTGCGAAACCACTGGAACTAAATTTTTTGGCAACGATGCAACGGTACATGATGGTGAGAGCTTAACCAATGAAGAAATAATACAAAAATGGGTTAAATTATTAGAATTATGAAAAAACCAATAATGCATGCGTATTTTTTATGTTATAATGAAGAATATATCTTACCACATGTTTTGAAATATTATTCAAAGTTTTGTGAGAAGATTACCATCATAGATAATATGTCAACCGATAGTAGTGTTGAAATTATAAACTCATTTGAAAATACGGAAGTGATTCCATATAATTCAAATGAAAAATTTGATGATTTAAAACATGCTCAAATAAAAAATACGGTTTGGAAACAAAGTGTTGGTGAGGCTGATTATGTAATAATTGGTGATATTGACGAGTTTTTATATCATGAAAATATGGAAGAGTTTTTAATTAAATCTTTCGAAGAAGGGTACACATTTTTCAAACCACATGGTGTTCATATGATTGCTGATGAGGAATTAGAATTAAAACCTGAAGATGATATATTTGAATTGGTTAAATCTGGTTTTCCTGTTGATGTAATGAATAAACCAATGATGTTTGATTGTAATAAGATACAAGAAATCAATTATAGTTTAGGTGCACACGTTGCTAGACCAATTGGTGAAGTTAAAACTTACGATGGTGAAGATTTAAAATTATTGCATTACAAATATGTTGGGTTAAAAAACCACCTAAAAAAGTGTACACCAAAAGGTAAAAGGTTGAGTGATTTCAACTTAAAATATGATTGTGGGACTTATTATCTTTTTAGTGATGAACAAAATATAGATGATTATAGATATTATCTAAATAGAAGAATAAAAATAATAGATTAATGATTATAGGTAACGGGCTAATAGCCTCAAGTTTTAGAGAATCCATCGACTTGTTCGATGATTGCGTTGTTTTTGCATCGGGTGTGTCTTCCTCAAAAGAAATATCCGATTTAGAATTTAAACGTGAAGCTGATTTAATTCTAAAAACATTAACTAAAAATAACGATTTAAAGTTTATTTACTTTACCACTATATTAGCGGGTATAACCAATAACCCTTATTACAACCATAAACAAGAAATGGAAGATTTAATCAAAAGTAATTCAAATAGTTATTTGATAGTTAAATTGCCCCAAGTAATAGGTGAAAAAGGTAACCAAGATAACCTAGTTAATTTTTTAAAAACTTCTATAATCGAAGGTGAACAAATCTCAATCTATAAAAATATTAGTAGGTCGATTATTGATGTGGATGATGTTACATCAATTGTTTATTATACTAAAAATAAAGTAACCAATAAAACGATTTATATTTCTGGTTTTGAGAAGATTAAAGTTTTGGAAATTTGTAAAATAATTGGTAGTGTTTTAAAAATTAAACCCATCATTAATTTAGTTAAAAATGAGAAATACGATGATTGGAGTTTTGAAAATAGTGATATTGTTAATGAGTGTATGGATAAACTAGAAAGTATGCGAAAAGGTTATATTAAAAGAGTTTTAAAAAAATATTTACAATGATAGTATTATGTGGATTTTATAATGCGGAAGATTATATAGAAAGGTCTTTGGCAACAATCCAAAGTCAAACTTATAAAGATTTTACTTGTTATATCACACATGATATGTCAACTGATAATTCAGTTCAATTAATCAAAGATTTTATCAAAGATGATGATAGATTTATTTTATTTGATGACTATGAAAAGAAACTATATCAAACGGGTAACTTTGATACGTCAATAAGACATAACCTTAATATTGATGATAACGATGTTTGCATTGAAGTCGATGGTGATGATTGGTTACCAGATACAAAGGTTTTTGAGAGAATAAATGAAGTTTATAAAAACCAAGATATTTGGATTGCCAATGGAAGTTTTATGTATTCTAGCGGTGCTCGTGGTTTTGCTGAAAGACAAAAAGATTTTGACAATCTTAGAACTGGCCGATTTACAGCTTCACACATTAGAACATGGAGAGCTGGGTTATGGAGAGCAATTAGAGAACAAGATTTAAGAGATGAAAACGGTGATTACTGGCAATGGAGTGGTGATGTATGTTTCATGTTTCCAATGTTAGAAATGGCTGGCCCCGAACATTATCATTTTATGACTGATATTAATTATGTTTATAATGAAACAAATCCGATTAATGAGCATAAATTAGATATGAAAATGGTGACTGAACATGCAACAAAAATAAGACAATTACCAAAATATCATAGATTAAGTAAATGGTAACAACAAAATTGTGTGGGGGAATAGGTAACCAAATGTTTCAAATAGCAACCGTATATGCTTATGCTAAACGGCATGGATTTGAGTATGGATTTAATTTTGACGCTTGCTATACGCCAAATCAAGGGAATGCATCAAGTAAATATAAAGATAGTTTTTTTAAAGATATAAATAGGTTAGATAATACTCGGTTTAATATGGAGTATAGGGAGCCTTCTTTTTCATTTAATGAAATCCCTAAAAACGACAATATTGTTTTAGATGGGTATTTCCAAAGTGATAAATATTTTAAAAATTATAAAGATGGTTTAATTAAATTATTTAACCCTTATAATCCAAAATTTATTAGATTTAAACATACAGCTGTAACATTTTTATATAATTTTATTGTAGATAAAAAACTAAATTATAGTGATTTAGTGGCGGTACATGTGCGTAGGGGTGATTACTTAAAGAATAGTGATTTTCACACAAACTTAACCACTACCAATTATTATAAAGAGGCTATGGATATATTTGAAAATAAATATTTTATATTTGTTTCAGATGATATCGATTGGTGTAAAGAAACTTTTAAAGGTGATAACATCACATATTCAACTCTTACTGAAGAGATAGAAGATTTACTATTGATATCATATTGTGGAAGTCAAATAATAGCCAACAGTAGTTTTAGTTGGTGGGGTGCTTATTTGAGAAAAAATGAATTAGCTGAATCTAAGGTGATTGCACCTAAACAATGGTTTGGCCCAAGAGGTCCAAAAGACACTCAAGATATAATACCAGAAAATTGGATTAAAATATAAAATATGGATAATAAATTAGAAAAAATATTAAATGATTTAAAAGAATACGTTAAGGAAAATAACCCTAAGTATCTTTATAATAAAAACTTTGTGGCTGGGGAATCCCAAGTTTTATATTCAGGCCCTTATTGGGATGAAACTGAAATAATAGAAGCGGTCAATACTTTAGTTACAGGTAAATGGGTAGTTGCTGGAGAAAATGTTAGAAAATTTGAACGTATGTTTGCCAAAAAATTTGGTGCGAAGTATGCCCAAATGGTAAATTCTGGTAGTTCAGCTAATTTAGTGCTGATTGCGGGTCTTAAAAAGTATTTTGGATGGGAAGATGGTGATGAAGTTATTGTGTCCCCTGTAGGCTTCCCTACTACCATATCAACAGTTGTACAGAATGGTTTAAAACCAGTATTCGTTGACATTGAGTTTGATACGTTGAATTTTGATATTACCAAAATAGAAAATAAAATAACTCATAGAACAAAAGCTATATTTGTTTCACCAGTTTTAGGTAACCCACCCGATATGGATTACTTAACTAGATTATGTAATAAATATAGCTTGCAATTAATTGGTGATAGTTGTGATAGTATCGGTAGTAAATGGGATGGTAATGATATCAGTGATTATTATGTTGCTTGGTCATCATCATTTTATCCAGCTCACCATATTTCAACGGGTGAAGGTGGAATGGTTTGTACCAACATACATCAATTAAGCAAGTTATTCACTAGTTTTACTTGGTGGGGAAGGGATTGTCACCCAGCTGGAACGTCAATATATACAACTAACGGTGTTAAAAATATTGAGAATATAGTTATTGGTGATAAAGTTTATACGCATAATGGTAATTATGAGAAAGTTTATGATTTAATTAAAAAAAATTATAATGGAAATCTTTTCACAATTAAATCAATGAGAAATGAAGATATAAAAGTCACTGAAAATCACCCATTATACGTAATGAGGGGTAATAAAATTGAGTGGACACAACCTAAAGATATAATTAAAGGTGATTTCCTAGTTCAAAAAGTACCAGACAATAAAGCTACCCCTAAAAATTTGGAATATTCATACAAAACATTGCTTAAAACTAAAAATTTTAAGTTAAACATTGAAGGTGATTTATTTAGGTTAATTGGTTATTGGTTAGCGGAAGGTTCTTTAGGTAAAGGGAATAAGGGGTCTAATGGTAAAAATAAACAAAATGTTAAAAATAAATATTTATATTATAGGGTTGATTTCTCTTTTAACGTGAAAGAGATTAATTATATTGATGATGTAAAATATTTAATGAAAAAATATTTCGGGGTGTCTATGATTACTAGAAAACCTAAAGGAAATGGAGTGTCAATAACTTTTAAGACTAGAAAAGGTTACGAATTTTTTAATAAAACGTTAAAAACTTCATCATATAATAAAATGTTACCATATGAATTTATACATTATGATAAAAATTTATTAATAGAATTGGTTAAAGGTTATTGGAGAGGTGACGGTTCAAATGATTTCCAATCTGTGTCATTAGCAACCACTAATATAAATTTAGCAAACCAATTTAGATTAATTTTAAGTAGATTTAATATTTCACCAAATTTATTAGTTAGAACCCCAGATAAACATACCCCTAGTATTGTTAATGGTAAATTAATAGAAGCGAAACGTGATTTATATAATTTAGTTTCTTATGGTAAAAATGCTGAAATATTTAGTGATTTAATAAATGAAGGTTGGAGTAAAAAGAAAAATCACTACGTTAGTGAATATTTCACTGAGGATAAAAAATATGCGATTCATGAAATCACATCAATTGAAGTAAATGATGTTAAAGATTTAGAAGTTTTTAATTTCGAAGTTGAAAAAGACGAAAGTTATCATGCGAATGGTATCGTTTCACACAATTGCTATTGCGTTGGTTCGGCCAACTTATTACCTTGTGGTACATGTGGAAATAGATTTGACCAATGGTTAGATTCTTATGATGGTATTATTGACCATAAATATGTATTCGCAAATATGGGTTATAACCTTAAACCTATGGACCTTCAAGGTTCAATTGGATTGGTTCAACTTAGAAAATTTGATGAAATTGACTCTAACAGAAAGGCTAGTAAATATAATATTGAAAATATATTATTAAATTATGTTGAAGGTTTAAGTGGAGTTAAGATGTTATCTAAAGCTGACGCTTGTTGGTTTGGAACTCCTTTCATTTGTGAAACAAAAACATTGAAAGATAAATTGGTTGCGTTTTTAGAAGAGAATAAAATCCAAACAAGAAATTATTTTGCTGGTAATATTCTTATGCATGATGGTTATAAACATTTAGGTAACTTAAACTCTTACCCAAAAGCCAACACTGTATTGGATAAAGTATTCTTTTTAGGTGCAGCACCGCATTATACTAGTGAAGTCTTTGATTATATAGATAAAATTTTTAAAGAAAAATGGGTGAATTAAAAGTATTAATTTTAGGGGATGGATTATTAGGTTCAGAAATTGTTAAACAAACTGGGTGGGAATATTTTTCCAGAAAAAAAGATGGGTTTGATATTAATAATATAAGAGAATTATTTAAATTAGATTACGAACCAAATGTTATTATTAATTGCATAGCAAATACTGACACGTATTCTGAAGATAGAGAATCTCATTGGAATACTAATTACGTTTTTGTTAATAGATTAATAAAATATTGTAATGCTTTTAGAATTAAGTTGGTTCATATATCAACTGATTATTTATATGCTGACTCAGTAGAAAATGCGTCTGAAAATAACGTACCTGTTCATTGTAATACTTGGTATGGCTATACAAAATTATTAGCCGATGGTTTAGTACAATTAGAGTCAAACGATTATTTGATTTGTAGGTGTACACATAAACCAAGGCCGTTCCCATATGATAACGCATGGACAAACCAAACAGGTAATTTTGATTATGTTGATGTCATAGCTGACCTTATAATTAAAATGGTTAATAAGGATTTAAATGGTGTTTATAATGTTGGGACTGAAACTAAAACTATGTTTGAGTTGGCTAAAGAGACTAAAGATGTCGGTACGGCTTGGGCACCCAATAATGTACCAACAAACACAACAATGAACGTAGATAAGCTTAAAAAAGATTTATTATGAAACCATTTTTCTCAATAGCAATACCAGCCTTTGGATATGCTGGGAAAGGTGCTGAATTTCTTATCTTTAATTTAGATATATTAAAAAAGCAAACATTTAAAAATTTCGAAGTGGTTATTTCTGACCATAGCACTGATAATACCATAGTTGACGTACTATCAATGTATAGTAAATACGATTTAAATATTGTTTATGTTTCGAATGAACAAGGTCGTGGGTTTATCTCACCCAACCTTAATGTAGCTATGCGTAGTTGTACGGGTAAATGGATAAAAATATTATTTCAAGATGATTTTTTATATGATGAAAATTCATTACAAATACAAGCCGATGAGTTAGAATCACAACCTGATATTAAATGGGCTATGACAACATTTTATCATAGCAATACTGGTACTGATTTTTATAGGTATTTTGTACCAAGATGGAATGATTTAATATGGACAGGTAATAATACTATGGGATGCCCATCTGGAATGACATTAAGAAACGAAGATATAATACCTTTTGATGAAACTTTAAATTGGTTGGTTGATGTTGACCATTATAAAAAAATGTTTGATAAACATGGGGGACCATACATTATAGATAAACCAACCTACGTTAATAGAACTCATGGGACAGGATTATCTAGTACAACACCTATGGAAGTTAAAAATAAAGAACATCAAATAGTAAACGCTAGATATGATAGTAACAGAAATATATAATGGCCAAGGTTTGGGTAATCAATTAGCTTGTTATGTAACAACTAGAGTAGTTGCATTAGACAAAGGTTATGATTTTGGAATAATGAATCCACATAAATTTAAATGTTTAGATTTTATGGATTTAGATTTTGGTCTGGAAGTAATTGGTGGTAGTAGCCCAGCTGAAGGTGCGCCACCAACAACATTACCAAATGGTATAACAAATTATTTTAGAGAAAGAGCTATCACACACCCTAATGGGAGTGAAATTAGAATTGATGACCCATTATTAGAAGAAATAACAGATAATACTAAATTAGATGGATATTTTCAATCAGAAAATAGAATAATCCATAGAAAAGAAGAAATAAAAGAATGGTTAAGAGTTAAACCTGAAAAAGATTGTTTTGATTATTCTAATGAAAATATTTGTGTAATTAATTTTAGAGGTGGTGAGTGGGCCAACCATCCACAATTTTATTTAAATAAAAATTATTGGAATGACGCTGTTAATAGGATGTTAAAGATAAACCCAAATTTTGAGTTTATAGTAATTACGGATGATGTCGTGAGAGCATCTCAATTTTTCCCTAACTTTAAAGTACGTCATTTTGATATTGGTACAGACTATTCAATTGTTAAAAATGCGCATTATTTGATAGTTTCTAATTCTAGTTTCCCATATTTTGCTACATTAACTAGTGATACTATAAAATATCTTTTAGCACCTAAATATTGGGGTCGTCACAACATCTCAGATGGATATTGGAGTTGTGGGTATAATATTTTTAGAAACCATAACTATATTGATAGAGAAAATAAATTATTTACTTATGACGAGTGTATAAGTGAATTTGAAGAATATAAAATAAAAAATAAACACTTATGGCCTTAAAATACGATATCTTCACTTTTAACGATGAATTAGATATGCTTGAAATAAGATTAAATATTTTAAATGATTATGTCGATTATTTCGTTATCGTAGAAGCTACTGAAACTTTTAGTGGTGTTCCGAAACCACTTTATTACGAACTTAATAAAGAAAGGTTTAAGGAGTTTGCTCATAAAATAATTCATTATGTCATTACTGACACACCAAAAGATTTTAATGATAAAGATTGTGACCAACATGCATTTAATTTAGCATGTAATAGTGATAATGTTAGTCGTGATATTTTATGTTGGTTAAAAGAATTCTACCAAAAAGAATTAATTAAAAATGCTCTAACATCTTTACATGACGAAGATATTTGTTATATTTCAGATGTAGATGAAATATGGAATTATAATTTAACTATAAACGTTGAAGATATCCCTAATAACCCACATTTAGCTGAAAAATATAATACTAAATATAAGGTGTATAAACCGATGATTACTAACTGTTATATTAATTATCTAAATGTGAAAACATCAGAAAAGTGGACTGTAGCTTCAAACCCATTTACTGGGCCGATAGTTACCACTTATAAAAACGTAAAAGAAAGTTGTTTAAATCATTTAAGAACAATCAGAAAAACTGAATCAATTTATATTGAAGATGGTGGTTGGCATTTTAATGCATTAGGTGGTATAATTAATAAAATTAATAGCTTTAAACACCCAATATATACTATTGGTTATATGAAGGGTAGAGAAGCGGGGTCAGTGATTGATGAGAATAGTTTACCCGAATATATTTTAAATAATAAAGAAAAATATAAACATTTGTTTAAATGAAAGAATTAGTAATTGCAGCATATGATAAAGATTTAGGTTGGGTTGATGAAGTTAATGATAATATATTAGTTAGTATCTATCGAAAAGGTGATAAAACTTCTAATAGAGTGGAAACATTAATTGAACCTAATATGGGGCGATGCGTCCATTCATTTTTTTACCATATCTACACTAATTACGATAAATTAAGTGATTATACTTTTTTTGTTCAGGATTTCCCATTTGACCATTGGGGTAATCTATTAAATGTATTAAATGGTGACGTTAATGATATTAAAAATACAGTGTCATTAAATTTTGGTGGTTATTATGGATTTCATAATAACACTTTTGGTAGTGCTTGGCCGTTACATCAATCCATACAATTTGGTAATGGAAGCGTCTTAATATGTCATAGTAACGGATACCCGCATGATAATAATCCAAATATTAATGTTGATTCATATTGGGAAATTTTATTTGAAGGTAGACCACCGAATAGGTATGAATTTATGCCAGGTGGACATTTTGCTATAACAAAAGAGCAAATTAAACTAAGACCTCGTGAGTTTTACAAAAAAATCATTGATTTATTAACAAATGATATTACAGGCCCTTGGATGATAGAGAGGTTAGAATGTTATATTTTCAACCCAAATTATAAAATAAAAAATTGATATAATGAAAAAAGATATAATTAGTGAACATGATTATTATACTGAAGATGATATACAACCTATCTTGAATGAACGTAAAAAAATCGTATTAATCACGGGCATAAATGGGCAAGATGGTTCATATTTAGCTGAGTTTTTAATAGAGAAGGGTTATGAAGTTTGGGGAATTGTTAAAAGAAATTCTGTGGCTGAAACCCAATCAACTAGAATTGAAAAATTAAGGGTAAATAAATTAATTAAATTGGAATATGCTGACATGACCGATATGGCATCTTTGGTTAGAGTGTTGCTTTTATGTAAACCAGATGAAATATATAACTTGGCCGCTCAATCACATGTTAGAGTTAGTTTTGACCAACCAATCTATACCACAAGTGTTGTAGGTTTAGGAATTTTAAATTTATTGGAAGCTGTTAGAATGGTATCACCAGATTCTAAAATATACCAAGCAAGTTCTTCTGAAATGTTTGGTAATAATATAGATGAAGATGGTTATCAGAGAGAAACAACACCAATGTCACCAGTAAGCCCTTATGGGTGCGCTAAGGTGTATGGTTACAATATCTGTAGGAATTATAGAAATTCTTATGGTATGAAAATATGGAATGGAATTTTATTCAATCATGAATCACCTAGAAGGGGGACTAATTTTGTAACTAACAAAGTTGTTAAAGCTGCCGTAAGGATAAAAGGTGGATTACAAAGTGAATTAAATTTAGGTAATTTAGAAGCTACCAGAGATTGGGGTCATGCAAAAGATTATGTTGAAGCTATGTGGTTAATGTTACAATCAGAAACACCAGAAGATTATGTCTGTTCAACAGGTATATCACATTCAGTTAGAGACCTATGTGAATATACATTTAACAAATTAGGTTTGGATTACAAAGATTATGTGAAACAAGACATTAAATTCTTAAGGCCAGAAGAATTAAGAGATTTAAAAGGTGATTCTTCTAAAATTAAAAATAACTTAGGATGGAATCCTAAATATACCTTTGAAACTATGATTGATGAAATGATAGAATATTGGATGAATTATTATAAATAAAATATGGAAAAAATGTTAACATTAGGCGACTTATATATTTCAGACTTCATTAATGAAGGTGAAACACCTAGAGGGGGTAAACACGAATTAGCTTTGGTGTTTGATGAGGAAAGTTCAGCTGTAAAGATTGCCAACCCACCAAAAATTAATGAAATGTATGGTAAATATTGGTATCGTTCTGGGATTAATAATACAATGAAAAATGAATTAAATAGTATAGTTAATTCTATTTTAAAAATAACAAAATTATCTGATAATGATATTTGGTTAGATATTGCGTCTAATGATGGTACATTATTAAGTTTTGTACCAAAAAATTTAATAAGAGTGGGTATTGACCCATGCGATGATTCCTTTAAAATTGAAGCTGAAGAACATTCAGATTTAATAATACAAGATTATTTTTCAGCTGAAGGTTTTAAAAAAAGTAGATTTGGAAATCTTAAAGCTAAAGTTGTTACAACAATAGCAATGTTTTATGATTTGGAAACTCCTAAAAATTTTATTAATGATTTAAAAGAAATTTTAGATGATGATGGTATTTGGGTTATACAATTATCCTATACACCTTTAATGTTGAAACAATTAGCGTTTGATAATATATGCCATGAGCATATATTTTATTATTCATTATTCAATATTGAAAAATTATTTAAAGAATGTGGGTTGGATATTATGGATGCTCAATTAAATGATGTTAATGGTGGGTCATTTAGAGTCTATGCAATGAAAAATGAAGCCGATAAAAGTAAATTTGGTACACAACCATATAGAGATGTTGCTAAATTTAGAGTAAATTCATTATTAAATTATGAAAAAACATTAAATTTAGATAAAAAAGAAACGTGGGTTAATTTTTTTAATGAAATTGAAAGTTTAAAAAATAAACTGGTTAGTTTTATCAAAACAGAAAAAAGTAATGGTAAGTCTATTTGGGGTTATGGTGCATCAACCAAGGGAAACACCCTGTTACAATATTTTGAGCTAGATAACTCTTTAATTGATGGTATTGCTGAAAAAAACCATCAAAAATGGGGGTTGAAAACCGTTGGCACAAATATTCCTATTTTTTCTGAAAAAGAAATGAGAGAAACTAAACCTGATTATTTATTAGTATTACCATGGCATTTTATTAATGAATTTACCATTAGGGAAGATGAATATTTAAAAAATGGCGGGACTTTTATAGTACCATGCCCTAAATTTAAATTAATAAATTATAAAAATGAATAAAGTAAGTGTTTTAATACCAACAAGAAATAGAGGTAAACTATTTAAAAAATCAATTAATTCTCTTTTTGAAAGTTGTAGTGATGTTAATAATTTTGAGGTTTTAGTTGCTTTAGATAATGATGATATTCACTCTATAAATGAAATAAAAGAGTATGCAATGGATAAACCAAATGTTAAACTCTTTTTTTATGAAAGGCAATTTTATCGTGGGTTACATAATTATTATAATGATTTAAGTACTAAATCATCAGGAGAATTTTTATTATTATGGAATGATGATGCTATTATGAATAGTGTGCATTGGGATTTAGAAATATTAAAATATAAAAATAAATTTTGTGTTATTTCACCAAAAGTTGACACAATGATTGAATTTTGGGAAAAACAAGGTGTGTTATTTCCAATAATCCCAAAAAAATGGTTTGAAGTGACTGGCTCATGGTCACAAGTTGCTGCTTGTGACTCATGGATAGATATATTGGGGAAACGCTTAGGTTTAACAATAAAAGAACCATTAATTGTCATATCTCATGATAGATTTGATGTAACTGGAAATAATAATGATGAAACGCACCAAAGCGTAAAGGCTGAATTAATTCAAATGCGAAGATACCCAGATAATATGGAACACGTTATTGACCAACATCACCAAAAATTATCTACTTTTTTAAATAGTAAATTAATCACTGGGGCAAACGGATTAGTTGGGTCGCAATTTACCAACAATTCTATTAAGTTAACTAGAGCAGAATGTGACTTAATGGATAAAAATTCAGTTGATGAATATTTTAAAACTAACCCAGTAAATAATGTAATACACTGTGCTGGTAAAGTTGGTGGGTTAGGTGGTAATATGAAACATATGGGCGATTATTTTTATGAAAATTTAATGATTAACACCAACGTTATTGAGGCGGCTAGAAAACATGGTGTAAAAAATTTAGTTTGTTTTTTATCTACATGTATATTCCCAGCTAAAATTGAATACCCCCTAACTGAAGATAAAATACATTTAGGTCCTCCACATGAATCTAATTATGGTTATGGTTATGCTAAACGTATGGCTGAAGTCCAAATAAGAGCTTATAGGGAGCAACATGGGTTAAATTATAAGTGTGTAGTGCCGACTAATATTTATGGCCCAAATGATGATTTTAACATCGAAGATGGCCATGTTATACCTTCATTGATACATAAATGTTATATAGCTAAGCGTGACAACACTCCGTTTACTATTTGGGGTAGTGGAATACCTTTAAGAGAATTTATATATGTTAAAGACGTTGCAAAATTAGCTGAATGGGTTTTATATAACTATGATGAAGATGAACCCATTATTTTAACCACATCTACTGAACATTCAATAAGAGAAGTTGTTAATATGATAGTTGAATTGATGGAATTTGATGGTGAAGTTATTTGGGATACAAGTAAACCTGATGGACAATATAGAAAACCAAGTGATAATAGTAAAATTAAAAAATACTTACCAGATTTTGAATTCACTTCATTACGTGATGGGTTGAAAGAAAGTATTGATTGGTTTAATAATAATTACCCAGATATAAGAACATAAATACTTAACTACTTAAAACGAAAATTCGCATTACTATCCCTATCATTATCTAGGGTTGAAAAGAGCATGCTAACTCAAAAGTCTGACGCTTTGGGTGATATTGGTTCCATGGAACAAACATATCAACAAGGCATGTTAGCTGATGCTCTATTACGAGGTGAGATAACGATGCCTGTTAAAGAATAATTTTCACTTTTATTAAAAATTATATATTTATTAATAAATAGTGTTTATGAAAAAAGATTTAAGAAATGTAAAGGGTTATATTTATAAATTAACTAGCCCAAACGGTAAAATTTATATAGGTCAAACAATAAATAATAAAAAAAGAAAATATAATTATAAAAAGGGGGGTTTTAAATCGCAAATAAAATTATGGGCTAGTTGCGAAAAACATAAATGGAACCCTGTTGATACTTATGAAATAATCGAAGAATGTTTATGTGGGGTAAATAAAGAATATTTAAATAATCGTGAAAAGTATTGGATTAAACATTATGATTGTTTTAAGTTTGGTTTAAATTGTAATGAGGGTGGTCATGGTAATATAGGGCATAAGCATAGTGATGAAACCAAGAAAAAAATGTCGAATTTAGCTAAAAGATATTCAAAAGAGATTTCTATTAGAATGAAAAAATTAAGAACTGGTAGTAAATTGTCCAAAGAAACTAAATTAAAAATTAGTAAAGCTAATATGGGGAGAGTTACATCAGAAGAAACTAAAATAAAACTATCAAAAAAATTAACAGGTAGAATAGTTAGTGAAGTAGTTAGGGCTAAAATAAGTGAAAGTAAAAAGGGTGAAGTTTCTAATAAAAGAAAACACGTCTACCAAATTGGGTTAGATGGTGAAATAATTAAATTATGGTCACACGCTGGGGAAGCTGAAAAAGAATTAAATATAATTAGAGGTAAAATAAGTGCGGTTTGTTTAGGTAAAAGAAATAAAACGGGTGGATTTAAATGGCAATACAAATATGACGTGGATAAAAAATAAAATTATGGGGCTTTTGATTGGTTTATCAGTTTTTGATAAAAAGATATTATCTCAATCAAAAACTTCCGACTTGTCAGGTGTTGGATTAATAATAGAAAAGGACCAAGGTACATTATTACATGGGTTAAAAAATCAGATAACGAATCAACAAGTTAAAGAGTTGAGATGGCGGTTGTATAAAGTTTTAAGTGAATCTAAAAATAAAACAGCTAAAATAGTTGGTTATGATGCTGATGGATTACCAATAGTTGAAACCTATAATATTGAGAAATATAAATTAGATAAAGTAACCCGTGATAACTTCGACCCGTATCCAGTTGAGCTAGTTGTCATGAATGAAGACATCACCAAATCAGCTTATGAAGCCTTCAGCAACGATAAATTAAAACTTAACCCAAAAGGTGATAATACACCTATTGATGGTAAAATAATGTTTGATTTAGTTGGTGCGGATGTTTGGAGTGGTAATACGTTGGCTGAGATTTCTTTTGATGATATGGTGTCCACAATGCAATCAAAAAAGGCTCTATATGTGGACAGGGATATTAGACCGAAATTTGAAATTGAATATTATGCCAAAAAATTGTTAGTTAGAAATATCAACGAAACTGAAAAATTATTGGAATTTTACGTATCTTCTTACCAAGATGAATATGATAAGAAAACCAAATTTTTAATAGGTGAAATTAAAAAAGCTATAAAAAACCCTAGAGCTTCAAATATACTT